GTCGTATAGTATTTCGAAGTAGTTCGCCATAATATTGACGTTCTTCGATTTGTTCCTTCCATACGCCAGGTTTTATTTCTGAAGTTATGGAGTACCCTATTTTTCCGAAATATTTACCCATTTTGATTTTTCTCCTATACTAATTAGCCTGCTACCTGTGAAGTTGGCTTCTTAATAACAATTGCTGAGAATGGCTTTGTTAATGCACCAGAGCAACGTGTCTCGATAAGATACTTCTGCTGGTTGTAATCAATATCGAAATCGTCGAACATGTTAATTGAACCACCCTTATCAGCACCAACATTGTAGTCATTAAGGTCAACGATAAGGCCAACCATATCTGTAGGGATGATTGAATCTGGAACCTTAACGATCTTATTAACTGAGCATCCAAGAGCAAGGTCCTGAACTGTGTTGTAGATTCTTCTCTGCTGACCATCTTCAATAAGAAGCATGTCTGTTACTGTTGAGTTACCAACGAAGAGAATTGTGTTACCTGAACCTTCGTAATCATTCTGTCCCTTAACAGCAGCCTTAATGATGTCCTTAGCTGTATAGTTTGATGGAAGAGTCTCTGCGATTGTATAAAGTGACTGGTCCTTAACGATAGGAATGATGTTAGCTTCCTTGATCTTATCATCTGAAGATGCTGATCTGCCATCACCGAAGAGAATAGCACGAGCAATTTCCTCATCAAGCATCATTCTCATTTCGCCCTTAAGCCATGAAACTACATCGAAATCTGTAATATCAATTACATCATCTCTATCAAGCTTCTGCTTCTTGTAGATTGTTGTTGGCTCAACTGTTCTCTTAACAAGACCAAATACTTCTTCCTTCTTAAGTTTAGCCTTTGTAGCATAACCCTTAGCTCTAGCATCATCTTCTCTAAGGTCAGCAAACATCATCTTGATTCTGCTGAAAGGTGTATGATGTACGCCGTTCATAACTACATCAACCCATGCATCAGGATTTCTCTTGATGAATCCTGGCTGGTTTGTAAGGTTCTTAGCATCTGGGAAAAGCCAATCGATATTTGTAATACCATAGGCATCTGCATGCTGGAGGAATGATTCCTTAAGTGAACCAAGTCTCTTAGCATCTCCAATAATTGTTTCCATTTCAGAATGAGTAAGAACATTCTCGTCCATCATTTCATCCTGCTCAAATACATTATGCTTCATGTTTTCGTCTCCTTCATCTTCTGCATCTTCTGCATCTTCGTTACCGTTAGCATCTTCTAATGCCTGTCCAATAATTGCGTAAACAGCTGTCTTCTGTTTCTCATTTAATGTGTCAAACACATCCTTAATTGTTTCTTCAGACTCTTCAGTCTTCTTAACATCCTCTGCCACTGGCTTATCCTCCTCTTCAGCATGGAATATGTTCTCTTCGACAATTTCCTCAACATTTTCTTCTTCCGAATGAGCTATCTCAATAGTTTCCATCGAGAATGCATAAGCTCCTTCATCCATAATTTCTCCATGAGCCATCACTTCTTCGATAAATGCTCCTGGATTTGCTCCAGCAAGCACTAAACTTACTTCGCGAATAGCTCCGTGAACTACATCGCTACCAACCTGCTTCAATTTATTTGCATAGATTGATAATGATGTAACATCACCGTGACGTACGAGGTCTTTACCAATCTGTCCAGCTTCTGTATCATTAAATGAACAATAAGCATACACACCCTCGTCTCTGTTCTCGAGCAATGCATGTCCAAGAACGTTGTCAACTTCGTTATGCTGATGATTCCAAACCAGAGGAACTGTCTGACCATCATTGTCTTTGAACGCGTTGTGACGAATCACTCTGCCGTCTGAACATCTAAGGTCATTCTTAGTGGCCCAACCACTAAAGTCATAGTTGTTTTCAACCATTTTGATTTCCTCCTATTTCTATTTACACGCATCACAACTAAACCGTTTGAAATACGGTTATCTCTTATTTCTTAATTTAGTTACGATTCGTTATAAATCTTTTGTAATCCTTCCAATGTGATTTCTGATTCATTTGCGGCGTTTGGATCACCAGAATCAGTTGGATTTGCACCAAGATTATCTCCAGAAATATTATTACTATTTATTAACTGGTCTGCCTTGGCTTCTTTTGAAGGTTTCATACCTATTTCCTGACGAATTTCATTCGAAGTCATGATTTCATTTCTAGTAAACTTATCTGCTATATCAGCGATGCTACTAATTGGAACCAGCTTGAATGGGTTTCTATAGAATTTAATCGACTGTAACTGAGTACGAGCTGTCTTAGTTAAGAACTTACGCTTCATTTCATCAGCTATAGCCGATATAATAGGTTCGATTGTTCTATTGTAATAGTTCAGCATAGTCTCTTCATTTGCCGAACCATTAAGTACTTCTTGAGTAATACCTAACTGTGAATAAACCATATTTGTTAAATACTCGATTTGTGACATTAGGTTATTCTCAACCGCACGATTTAACTGAGTAATATGTTCCGTACCATCTGTGTATGCAATACCATATTTAGAACCGGCCAATTGCATTTCGATGTCTTTTCTTCTTTGCTCAGCTTGTTGCTTTCTAGCTTCTGATTTAATAACATATGGAAGCTGAATAATAAGGTCTAATTTGCCTGATGATTGGTTTTCATCTGTCATATCCAATAATGCTAATTTACGTATAAGTCTCTGCATAGTTGAATTGGGTTCATTTATGACAGAATATAAAGGATTCTCAATAATTGATACTGTAGATTTAGCTACTGTAATTTCCTTTGTCTTTCCATCTCGATCATTATAGATACGAACTCGCACGTAGTCTGGATACCATTCCACAATTTTTGCAGTTCTCATCGATAAAATATCAAATGAACCCGTTTCTGGATTAACGCTAGTATCAACTGGCACAATCGCAACACTTCCTTCATCCATCATTGACATTACCACGTCCTGAATGAATGCTCTTGCGGTCTGATCCTTATTAGCTTCTAATGTTAAACATGTATTTAAACCCGAATTCATATCTTTAATGAATCGTCCTTCATCATCGAGTTTTACATGTTTTATTTCTATTGAAGCGGTATCTAATGCAATTCTATTAAATATAGAAGTTACAATTGAACGTTCATTTCCTCTAGAAAATCTTATATGATCAGGTCTAACTGAACTACCTAATCCATAATCTTTATAAGAGGTTGATTGTTCATTACTTACGAAGGCATTCCAAGCATGAGCAAGTCTATCTGCTAATCCCATTTGGATACCTCCTTATTTCTTTAATACTTTTTTCATTAAAATTGCTAAAGTAACTACATCAACAGCGGTGGATGCGACCAAACCTATATTCTGTAATGTGTCTGCTGTGATTACTTTACCTCTATTTACATCGGAACTATCTAATCTCTGCATCTCTTGTTCCATCTGCATACGATTTATTGCTTTCTGCAAATCAGCATCTGAAATATTGCTTAAATCAATCTTATCTTTTTGAGATTTGGTTTTAGCGTCGTTAACTTTATCAACTATTTTGGCTGTGTCTTTTGCGACATCGCCTACGGCATTAGTTGTTTTTGTAACATCGGAATTCTTTCCATATTTGGTTTTAGCCAATTTAGAAGCTTTATCCGATGCCTGACCAACACCATTTGATACTGAACTTGACTTGTTAACTTTTAAATCTTTGTATCTATTTTCTAGTCGTTTTCGATTAACAGCGCTTTTAAGCTCTTCATCACTCATGTGAGAATAGTCACCATATCGTTTTCTACCAGCTTCAGTTAATGAACCATCTGCGTTTTGGAATCTTCTAACACCCCAACGCTGTCCTAAAATACCATGATGATACAATTCATCTCCATTTTGATTTATGTCGGAATGCTGTGTGTAATTTGGGTTATTTCCAACTCTATAAGTATTAGAAGGTCTATAACTATAAGATTTCTTATTAGTAGTAGTTTTCTTAGTAGCCCTAGGTCTGGATGCCCTTTTAACTGTCGTAGTAGTTGTTTTACTATCTTTACTATCTTTAGAATTTGTTGTTTTAGTAGTTGTACTAGACTTCTTTGAACTATCACTGTCTGTTTTAGAAGTACTCTTTTCAGTAGATGTTTTAGTACTAGTGGTTGCTTCGGCATCGTTTTCTTTCCAATCCTGATTAGATTTTTCACGATTACCAGTACCAGTACCCGTATTCATTACATTTAACTGATCCTTTTTCTCATCTAACATTTTATCTACTGCATCCATATCATATCCCGCGCTTGAAAGTTTTTTGCTAAATGCTTTAAGCCAATCATACTGTGTTTTATAATCATCCTTAGTATTCTTCATCTGATTATAGATAGCCATTGTCTCAGCAACTTTTTCATCATCACTCTGTAGGTCTAATGTAATTCCTAAATACTTAAGCATATTGTTGGCTTCATGATAGTCTCCTTCAACATCACCAGTACCTTGTGAATTTGCATCAGCATTGTTTTTCTGATAAGCTGCTACAGCTTCTGCTACTTTCTTTAACTCAGCCGCTGTTCTTCGTCCATTTCTTGAGCCATCGTTATAGCCCCATTTCATACCTTTAACGCCTTTATGCGCTAAGTAATCTTCTGTCCGTCTAACTGTTACCATTTACTCCTCCTTCCCAGGATCCACGGCAACATTAAGTCTCCATTCTAGTTCAGAAACCAGATTATTTGTGGATTCTACAGCGAATGATGACTGCGGCGGATCAAATAGTAATTTTACTTTCATATACATATAGGTCTTAACAGCTTCAATATTGTCTGTATCACCTATAAAATCAGACCATTTTGATTCTTTATCGCTTATAGTAAAAGGCTGCTCTGGTCCGACGCCAAGCTGATGAAGAATCATAAACACTGAGTTGATGTGAAAGATAATGTCTGTATCGAACTGAGTGTACTCTTCAGTAATGCCCAGCAATTTCTTAACGGATGTTAATATGCTATCCATTATTCAAAAGCCTCCTTATTTAATTTGTACGCAACGTAGGCATCCATCATAGCTGCCACGGCATCAATCTTCTGATCGTTTCTTTTCTTGTAAAGTTTCCTATTTCCGTTAGTATCTTCAAGAGTTATGCAGTTACCCATAGTAAAACTCATTAAATCTTCATCAAAGACTAACATTCTTTGCTCAGATAGTTTCTTAAGTTCACCCAATGGTACTGATTCTGTCTTCGCACCCTGAATTACTTTCTCTACACCAAATGGACTATTCTCAGCAGTCCATCTTTCAACAAACTCTCTGGCGTTATAAGGATCAAATCCAAAAGACCTAACGTCATAATTCATATCAATGATGTGTCTGTCTAAATCATCGTATACATCTGTCAAATCTAAGACGGTTCCGTTTAATACTATTAGACTTCCTTCATTCATAAACTCTTCGTATTTAATTCTCATAGCCATTGGGAGTTTGAGTAAGGTGTTCTCGGTAATGTAGTTACGAGTCTTAACTCCAAAAGATCCATCACGTAATGGAAATAGAAATGTAAATGCACAGAAGTCATCACCCTGTGATAGGTCGGCTCCAAGAGAGCAAGCCATATCTTGAAAGTTCTGTTTTCTATGCGGTATCGTCTCGTCATATGTAAAGTAGTATGTATAACCTTCCATAGGTATTCCGAAACGTTTTGCTAAAATATCATTTCGAGCAGCCGGAGCATTCTCAGCTCTTTCTACATCTAACTGATAAGTTTCGTAAGATACTGTTCGTCCCAAATTAGGATTCGCTTTTAACCACATATCCGGATGTGCTACTTCTTCGATGTTATCAAGTTTGTAGTACCAGATAGATACATGTGGATTGATGTAATCCCCTTTTAGGATGTCAAGCAACTCCATTTTGATTGTATCGCCCGCCCCATTTCGAACTGTACCTTCTGAAGACGTTGCGACTATCAAGTAGTCGTCTAATTTAGACGCACCCTGCTCAATAGCACCGATAACATCTTCTCTAGTATCACCAGACAGCCATTCATCCACAGTAGAAATCTTAGGTCTTAAGCCCTGAAGCTTATTGATAGACATAGGTCTAATCTCAAGCAAAGAACCAGTTAAGAAATTCTCAACACCCTTCTTTGTTGATGCTAACTTCATACGATTCGCTTTTGAACCTGTAGTGTTTTGTAAGGAGCCTTCTGTTAAAAACTTAAATAAAGGCCCTCTAGCTCTAGTAATAGCTGTTCTTATTGGAGACATTACTTCTTCAGACTGTTTCATGGTCGGCGAAGTAGTAATCTGATGTGTTGTGGCTGTATCCACATTTAAAAAGTAGCTCTGGATGCAACTCATGTACATAGACTTAGCTGCACCTCGGGCTACTATTAAATACTGTTTGTTTCGAAGACGTTTCTTAACATTCTTAGTTTCATAGCAATTTGTATCTGGATTGTAGACGCTACGTTCTACGAAATAATACCATCCGAAAATATCTTCTGCCCATAACTTGAATGTATCTAATAATGTTAGGTCCGTTCCATCGGTTAGAGTTAGTTCTTTTTCACAATACTTTATCCAACCTTCAACAGCGTCTTCATCATAATATACATTTGGGTTTGCGATTAGGTCATCGATGAGATTCATCTGTAATGAGATTTCTTTGCAAACCGGAATGTCACCCCGTAATACGGCCTCTCGGAACTGCCCGTAATACGTAGGGACGGCAGTGTTCGATAATGCCATTTTGTTTCTCCTTTATTTGTATGAATTCTTATAATATGCATAATCCAATCCCATATTTTTAAATGCTTTTGCATCGCCTGGTAATAGAGCATTTGTTATATATTTAGTTGCTAAATATCTTTTCTGTCTATCTCTTTCCTGTTGATATGGGCTTTTTGTGTTTTGTTTCTTTACTGATCTAGTACCAGTAGGTTCCTTAGTTTTCTTATATCCATCAGTTTTAGTTGACGATGTTTTCTTAGTTTCTTGATATCCATCTTTTTTAACTGAGACTTTAGAAATTGTAGATGTATTATTAATTGTTTCCTTAGCTTTTTTAGAACTTTCTTTGGCTATAGTTTTGCCGTTATCATACTTAATATTATTTATAATTCTGCTAATTGCCGTTTTACCAGTATTGGCATATTTGGCTTTAGCATCGGCCCATTTCATATCCGCAATTTCGAATTCTTTCATATTTTTATCATAAGCTTTGTTATATGCTTTAGCCTCTTTAGATTCATTTTTAGCGGCATTAATGACTCTACTTATCTTATTTTTGCCGAGAGTTTTATACTGTTCTTTGAGTTTCTTATTATTAGCATCCGCTTTGTCAGATGCTTTGCTAGCTGATTCATAAGCTTTCTGATAAGATTTAACATTGCTTTTTGTTTTTTCTGTTTTTGCTTGTATAGCATTGGCTTTCGCTCTATGCTTATCAGATACTTTCTGAACAGCTGCGGCTTCTTTAGTATATCCGTTCTTTTTAAGATCGTTAGCATCTTTTTGTGAAGCATCAGCCGCTTTAGCATGTCTTCTCGCGCCTAAAGAAGTATAGCTTCCATCTGCATTCTGGTATCTTCTTACACCCCATTTCTGGCCTAAAATACCATGATGTTCTAAGTAATTATTATTCATTTTGAAATTCTCCATAAAAAATATAGAGTCCAAACATTTCTGTTTAGACTCTAATAATCTTATCTAAGTAGTCCCATTGAACTTAATATAGCTCCTTTAGATTCTCCATTATTGTATCTTTCTTCCAATTCAAGCTTCTGATACGAATTAAGTGTCTTTCTAAGTGTCCACCACTGCCCTGTTCTTGGATCCCATTCTCTACGATTTCGTGCATACATTTCCTGTTTATTTCTGATCACTTTTGTTGTCTTACAAATTGCGCCAGCTGCTACAGGTACTGTTATCATTAAAATCTCTTTATTGTTCGAAATCCATGTTCCAGTTTTAGCAATTCCGCTTTTTATATTCTCCTTAATTTCTCTTTTCTTCTGCTCTCTTCTGAAATCTTTGATATCAACCATGTTAATTTCCTCCTATATATTTTTAATGGTTTATCTTTCATATAGAGAGGAAAATTTCAAAGAATTAAAGAGCTAACTACATAGTCTCTCAAATTCTTCAAAGGTATATTCTTTGATTATTGGACGTTTAAATATTTCTGAATAAAAATCGTCTACATCGTATGAACCATCGTTTTTATAAATAATCATTTGAAGACTTCCGTCGCAGCTACCAGTTTTTCTCTTTGGTACTAGTACGTACATATCTTCATATTCAACTATTTTATCAACATTTTCTTTATTCCATGTTCCTGGATCTTTACTTAAAAAATCAAACGTCTTTATAATTTTATCATTCATTAATACGTCTCCTTTCATTTATGCATAAAAATAATTGCTATTTATACATTTCGTTTACAACATCCATTATAAGATTTAAATTAGCAAAATTGCAAACTTGAAATTCGAAATCATTCGAAGCTAATTTAAACCAATCAGTTGCTTTATGAGACGAATCTACTTGAAAAATATTTTGAAATTTAGGTTCTCCGTTTTCTATATAAAATGCAATTGTATGACCTAATTCAGTTATACCAAATGCTCCGCAATCACCCTCTTTATATTTTCCTTTCAAAATTTGAGATTTAATAAAATTAGATGCGGTTTCTTGAGCATTTCTGCCTTTATATTTCAAACCTGTTGGACTGTTGGTTTTAATAACACTCACAACTGATTCAGGATTATTCGTAGCAACGTGTTCGACAAAATCTCTTAAATTTCCTTCAACGACTCTTGGTGGTGAAACTGCATCTAGTCCTAATTGTTTTCTCAAATAAAAACCTAAAGCGTTTTCTTTACAATTATTAATGCTTGCTATATCCCATTTTTTATTAAAACATCTTTTGTTAACTGTCTCCGCAATTTTATGAGCATCATTTGTTGGTCTATTAATCTTTTTAAGATTAAACACTTTACCAACATCACCATTTATAGTCTGTTTTGAAATGCGTTTACCTATGGATTGTAATTTACCTGTTTTATATAGATATACCCCTCCTATCGCAACCAATGCTGTACCAGCCGCGATAGATCCAATCTTAATGGCCTTCTTTTGACCATCTGTAAGTCTTTTATGTTCTTTTTCATCATCGGATGATTTATTAATGGAACTTTTCGATTTTGAATTTAATCTTTGCTCTTTTGGACTTCTATCCGACTGTTCTAATGGATATGGTGGTCCATTTTTCTTACCCCATCTTTGTCCTAGGATACCATGATGTTTTAAATATTCATCGGTTCTTTTTACTTTATACATTTCTTATCTCCAAGGGCAAGTATCATTAGGAGTACGTTTAGTAAATTCTTTATAAGGAATTTGTGAAGCATCTCCGTAATGTATTGCATTGTGTGTGTCATATGTTGTGCAGATTAAATACTCTGGATTGAGTAAATAGTCTGTGACATCCAAAATATCTTTTCTCGAAATTGGATTGATGTGATGTATTAGTATCTTTCCGTAAATAGGGTATGCGTCTATTCCTAAATCGCATCCATTATCTCTAATAATCACTTCATCTCTAATTCTTCTCCATTCTTTTGACCTATAAAAATTCTGATTCAAATATCTGTCAAATCCGAAAGTCTCTTCTGCTACTATTCCGTCGAGTTTTAAATAATTGAATCTATCTTCGAATGTTTTTAGTTTGCTTAACTCTGTATATGTTCTCATTTCATTGACACTCCATTTCTAATTTATTAAAATTCATTTTGAAAGCGGGGTGAATGTATGAGTAACTTATTAACAAAAGAAGAAGCTATGAAGAAATTTGGTATCGATGATCTTCGCAAGTTTAATACTAAAGATTTTATCCAAATAATGAGTTCATTCGATAAAATGGATCCAACCGTAGTTAAAGAACTAATTGGTAAGATTCCAAACTTTCTTGATTATGCTAAAGAGTCTGCTATCGTGGTTAAAGATACCTATAAAGATACTTTAAAGTCTGATGATGACTCATTAAACAAAATCTACGCAAGTTATGATTTATTAATTGATTCATTAAATAAGGATTTACAAGATGAGGAACTCTCATTGGATCAAAAATTTGAAATTGCGAAATTGATTCGTGATGTGATTCACAATAAAGAAGAATTGCATTTTAAACAACAAGAAAAAAGACATGAATTATATAAACAAATTGCTGGAGGTGTACTCGCAGCCGCTGTTTGTGTTATTGGAGTACTAAGTGGAGCATCACTTACTAAAGGTAGCTCCGATAGTCCTACGCATGATGATGACTATTCGTGATCATTCTTCATACTACCTGAATATTCTTTCATTGCATCTATAGCATTAGCATAAAGCTCTTCGATTCTCTGTGCGGATTGGAGAGCTTCTGTTTTTGCTGATAGTAATTCTCGTTGCTTTTCCAAAATTTCTTTTTCAAGCTTTTCTTTCGTAGAAGCAAGCTTTAAATAATGTGTAATGACCTGCGACGATGCAGTGCCTTCACGTAATTGTTTCTCTGCCAAGTCCATCGCCAGTGCACACATCTGGTTTTCTTTACCTTCAGGTGTAATGGCAGGTCTTTGCTTTCTAGTTTCAGCTGTTATTGCTGGTGTTTCTTTATACTTTTTCATGACTTGCCACCTCCCTTCTAAAATATCTTGGCAAGTATCGGTCTACTTTAATACCACTTTTAAAGGCATGGGATGACCATTAAACTCTCTTTGCTGAAAGGAGAAAATATGCAAGTAACACCAAACGGGGTTCAGGTGTGTCTTTGGCACCCATACCCTTAAAAGAAAT